GAGTGCTGCGAGCGACGAGCGGAACGCGCCCACCTGCGCGGCGGACTCGGTCGCTTCGTCGCCGACTTCGTCGACGGCGTTCGCGACCTGCCGGTTCCCGACCGCCGTCGCGACCGCTTCGTCGTCGACGGCGTCGAGCGCCTCGCCGAAGTTACCGAACTCGACGGACGCGGCGGTCGCTTCGGTCCCAGCTTCGTCGGCAGCGCCCGCGATACCGCGAAGCGAGCGGCTAATCGCGTCCTGCGCGACGAGTGAGACGTTAAGTGCGTCGAACATATCAGGTGTTGAATCGTTCCTGCATCCGTTTCTCGCGACGACGGTCGCGCTCGTGCCGGGCCGCCCGCAGGAACTTCATCTGCGGTATCGTGAGGTCGCTCGCGCCGTCGACGCCTTTCAGTCCGAAGTCTTCGATATCGTCGAGAATCGACTGCCCCGCGTCAGTCTGTGCGAAAGTCGGTGACTCCCTCCGCCTCGGCGCTGATCGCGACCACGAGGAAGCCCGTCGCGTAGAACTGGTCATCACCCCAGAGTTCCATGAAGTCGCGAAGCTCGCCGTCGGTGATCTGCTGGTGGTCGAACGACTCGACGATCAAGTCCTCGAAGCGGTCGACGTCCTCCGGGCCGAGAATCGTCGTCGGCGGCGCGGAGTCCGGTTCCGCCTGCTGGATATCGTCGAGCGACGAGAGTTCGTCGACGCCGTGTTCGTCCCGCTTCTCGTCGGCTTGGTCCTGCATATAGTCGACGAGTTCGTCCGGGAGCGCGTTCGTGAACTCCTGTCGCCGACTCCGGGAGACGCGGTGCATCTCCCACGTAATCTCGCCGTGCGGCGTCTCGACGATATAGTCGTGTCCTCCCTGTGCGTCCTCGAATACCTTGTCGAGTACCTCGACGTCGTCTGCTGCCATTGGTATGGGTTAAAAACGGGTTCGCGGTTAGTTCGCGTTCGCTAGAACGGGACTGCTTCCTCGCCCGACCACGAGATGGTGACGTTCCGCTTCCCGTCGCCGGGGCCTTCGCCGCTGATCTCCGTGATCAGCACGCCCTTGAAGCGGAAGCCGCCGCCGTCGTCGTGGCGGTGGATGATTCGGTGCTTGTTCTCCGGCGCGTTCATCAGGCGACGTTCGAGGTCTTCCTTCCGACCGTCGTACTCTAGCTCGCCCTCCGGCGACCGCGACGACACCCCTCGATCGGGATGCTTCGTGTCGTCGAAGTTCGAGTCGGCGGTCTCCTGCGTCAACGTCCAGCTTTTCGACGTGACCGGGACTTCCTCCCCGTCGATGACGAGCGTCGTCTGATCGCCCATGTGGTTTCTATCTGGCATCTAGTATCACCTCGTTAGGCCGTGTTCACCGTGATCGTCGTCTCGAAGGTGTCGACCGCGTACGTCGGCGTCACGCCGACGTCGAGCGCGATCGTCCCCGGACCGCCGCCCGCCGGTCGGACGTACAGCCGGTCCGGTTCGTCCTCCGTGTTCGGCTGAAGCAGGCGATCGTCGACGAGGTCTTCGAGGAAGCCGAGCGCCTCCTGCGCCGCGATTTCCTCCGTGTCGAAGTCCGGGGCGTCGACGTCGAGTTGCCCCCGGAACGCACGCCCGATCTGTCGGACGCCGAGAATCGCGCGGTCGATCGTCCGTACCGCCTGATACGTGGTCTCCCACGATTCGCCGGTGTCGGTCGAGACCTCGCCGTCGATTTCGATACCGCCGCTCGCTCGAATCGGCATCACCTGCGACTCGCGGAGCGCGTCCCGCTCCGCCTTCGTCAGCAGCGCTTCGTCGTTCTCGCCGCGCTCGATCGTGACGTCCGAGAGGTTCGTCGTCAGAATCGGGTCGTCGAGCGGGTTCCCGGCGGCGACGCCGGCGACCGCGCCGAGAAGCGTCGTCGTCGAGTCGTCCTGTCGTGCCGGCGCGACGACGAACCCCGCGAACGAATCGAGGGAGTCGTCGTACGCGTCGGTATCGTACATCGGGTCGGGCGGCGTCTCCGACGTGTTCGCGTTCGGCTGGCCGCCTGCGAACGCCTTCACCATCTTGTAGTCCGGGTCGCGGAGCGCCGTCTTCTCGCCGAACAGCGTCGACGCGACGGTCTCGGCGACCGAGTCGACGGCGAAGACCGCCGACTCGCCCTCGCTCGGAACCGTCGACGCGGACTGAATCGCCGACTCCCAGTCGAGGTACTTGTAGTCGACCTCGTAGTCGTCGGCGTCGCCAGCCTCGACCTCGCCGCTGAACGGGTTGATGTGAACCGTGTTGTCGTCGGCGGGCGCGGTCGGCGGCGAGTCGTACCGGAACTCGACGTCGGCTTCCTGCCCGTCGGTCGTGTTCTGTACGGTGAGCTCGTCGACGTCCTCGATGATCGGCGCGTTCCCGAGCGAGTCGCTGCCGCCGGCGATCGCCTCGCCGGTGACGGACTGCGTCGCGGGCATCACGCCGTGGACGTATCCGGCGCGAGCGTTCGCGCCGTTGTAGATCGCGTCTTTCAGTATCTCCGCGAGTCGCGTCCCTTCGCCGAACTCCGTCTCGGCGGCTTCGGTCGACGTGACTCGCGTCGGGCTATTCACCTGTGCGTCCCCGGAACCGGGGTCGCCCCGAGCGAAGACGACGAGAAGTTCTTCCTCGCCGAGTTCGACGCCGGCGATCGTTCCGCCTTCGACGTCGATACTCACTCCGGGCGTAGTACCGTAGCTAAGTGCCATGTGTTCTGTTTGAGTGTCGATAAGTCGTCGTTCGATACGTCGCTACTCCGAAGCCGAATCCGAGTGCGACGCCGGCGCGTCCGGCGTCGAGATATCGGTCACGGTCGGGTAGTCCGTCCGGCGCGTCTCGGCGGAGAACGTCACCGCGAGTTCCTGCCGCCACCGGCGCTTCCCCGGCCCCGCGAGGTCGTCGTCGGGTTCGCCGTCGCCGACCTCGAAGTGCGAGATATCCGTCATCGTCCCGCCGTCGGGGTCGGGAAGCGGGTCCGGCGAGTGCTTCGCGTCGTACGGGAATAGCGCCTGCTGGAACTCCTGCCCGAGCGTCCGCGTGTCGAGGTCGCTCGCGGCGGCGACGAGTATGTGGGCTTCGGCTTCCATCTCCCACGTCGCCTCGTAGATACGACCGACGCGGTCGCCGGCGTCGTTCGTGACGTAGCCGGAGAGGTCCGAATCCCACGCCGTGACGCGGGGGTTCGTGACGATCTTGACCGAGACGACCGGCTGTTCCAGCGTCGAGTTCGTCCCGTCGAGGTCGATCTGCTGCGTGAAGTACGACCCGCCGTCGAACGCGGTCGACTGCTTGACCGCCTCGACGATCGCGTCGAGTACGTCCGTCGGCGTCGCCATCTAGAAGAACACCTCGCGGAACAGTTCCCGAATCGCGTCCTCGATATCTTCGACGAGGTCGCTCCGGTGTTCCCGTAGCGCTGGTCGCAAGAACGGCTGCGCGGGCGTCCCCGGATGCTGTACGGGTTCGCTCGTGACGATCGTCTCGTCGTCGAGGCCGAACGCGTTCCGCTCAACCTCGAACGCGAGAACGTCGCCGTTCTTCGGCGCGATGACGTGCGGGTCGGTTCCGTACTCGACGTGCGGAGCGTACTCGACGTTCGTCCCGACGAGATAGTGCGCGGACTCGACGCGCGAGTAGCCGATCGAGTTCTGGAGCGTTCCCGTATCGACCGGCGCTCGAATCGTCGCCGTCCGCTCGACGCGCGCCGACGTCGTCGCGACCGCTTGGTCGAGCGTCGGCTGTATCAGCCGTTCGGCGTCCTCGAAGTTGTCGCGAAGCTCGAACAGCATCGCTCCGAGGTCGTCGAAGCCGTCGAACTCGGTCGACATACGCGCTAGACCTCGGGTACCCAGAAGCCGGTCGAGACTTGGTCGTCGTCGTCCGTCCCCGCGTCGCTCGAACGAATCGAGGACACGAAGTCGCTGTACGCGGACTTGTGTTCGCGAGCGAACTCGATTAGGTCCGCCGAAGACCCCTCGCCGAGACTGCCGGATAGGGAACTCGACGGGTGTTCGCCGCCGTAGAACAGGATGTACGACGCCCACGCGTTCGCCGCCTTCGCGTGGAGTATCGTCGGGTCGGTCAACCGTTCGCCGTGGTTGACGTCCGCCTCGATCTTCGCTTCGCCTGTCTCGGCGGCTTCGAGCTTGTCGTCGGTCGAGAACTTATCGAGGTCCGGCCCCGATAGCGGTATCTCGTCGAGCGAGTTGATGTACCGCAGGTCGGACTCGTCGTCGTAGTCGTTCGTGGGCATCGTACGAACCTCCTAGTTACTCCGCGATCGACCGTAGGTCGTCGACCTGTTCGGGCTTCGACTGCGACGCGTCGACGTCGTTCGCCTTCGAGACCTCGCGGAGCGCGTCCCAATCCCACTCGTCGGCGTCGGGAACCGCGTCCGGGAACTCGTCGGGGACGTCGACGCCGTCGGGAGTGACAAGCGCCGCGCCCGACTCGGCGTCGGACTCGCTCGTCTCGTCGGCGTCGTCGCCCTCGGCGCTGTCCGCGCCGTCCGCGTCTGCGTCGGTCGTCTCGGTCGCGGTCTCGTCGGACGCCGTCTCGACGCTACTGTCGCCCTCTGCGCCGCCGTCGCTGTCGACCTTCTCGAACTTGTCGCCGAACGCGGCGGCTTCCTGCTCGGTGAGGAAGACGGTCTCGCCTTCCTCGACCGTTACCGGGTTCCCGTCGTCGTCCGTCGTCCGGTGCGTCCCGCGCAGCAGGCGGTACGTCCCATCTTCCGGTTCGTCGACGCCGGGTTCCGAACGCGTGACCGTCCATCCGTCGTCGCCCTTCTCGACCGGTTCGAGCTTGTCCCCGAACGCGTCGAGTTCGGCGTCGGTCGCCTCGAAGACGTCCCCCGCCTCGAAGACGACCGGCGTTCCGTCCTCGCCGGTTCGCCGGTGCGTCCCGCTCGTCAGCTTGACTTTCTGTCCCATCGGTATCCTCCGTTAGATACCGCTGAGGTGGGCGACCCCGCTGTTCCCGTGCTGGTCGGAGCGGAGCGCCGGCATCACGCTGCCGACGACCTTGTACTTCTGAACCCAGCCGCCGTCGGACTCCCACTGGACGGTCTGGATATCGACCGGCATCGGAAGCTGCATATGGCGCTGCGTCGGCTTGACGAGAATCGCGTTCCCGTCGTTGAGGCGGTCGACCGGGACGAACTCGACCTCGGGGACGTCGTCCTCCTGATTCATCCGCTGGCGCAGGAGTTCGAGAACGCCCTGCTTGTTGTCGGTCCCGGAGTTCTTCGCGCGAATCTCTTGGAAGTTGTTCCGCGCCATCAGCATCCGGTAGCCGGTTCGACCGGGGAGCGCCTTCGCGTCTTCCAGCGCCTCGATCGTCCGCATCACGTCGTCGATGATGTCGTCCGGGTTCGCGCCGTCCCACGTCGCGTTTCCGGCGACCGTCTGCCGGTCGACGAAGTCCGTGAGGCCGGAGACCGAGTCGCCCTGAACGGTGATACCGTTCCCACCGTACAGGATATCTTCGAGCTTCCGGGAGACGGCGGCGGTCGCCGCGTCGACGCCGGCGGTGTCGATCGGCTGCCCCCGGCGGCGCGACGCGCGGAGCTTCCGCATGTTGATCTTGAACGTCTTGTGGACGATCGGGAGCGGGATACCGTTGTTCGAGAACGACAGAATATCCTCGCTGTCGCCGGTCGTCCCACTCATGTCGACTTCGGCGTCGCTGAAGTCGTCGACGTCCTCCCACTCGAAGCGGAGAACACCGAGGTCGAGCGGGACTTCGAGACCTTCGTCGCGGAGGGTCTGAAGCCCGAGCGTGTTGTCGCGAGCGACGGCGGTCAGCGTATCGTCGATACGCACCCACTCGTCGTCGCGAAGCTGCGCCTGCCCTCGGAAGTCCTTGATCGTCGAGAGGGCGTTCTTCGCCATCGCCTTCGTCCGGTCGTCCGCGCTCTCGAAGTCGCCGCCGCAGCGCTGCTGCGCCATTCGGAACTTCGAGTGCGCGACCATCTTCTGGAAGGCCGCCGGGTTCCCGTCTTCGACTTCCTCCGCTGCCTGTACCTCGACCGAGTCGTTGCCCACCGAGAAGGGGGACGATGCAGTAGCACTCATCCGATACGCACCACCTGAATCCGCGTCTGGTTCTGAACGCCCGCTGCCGCACCCGAGTTGTCGACGTTTTCGAGCGCGCGATACAGCGCGCCCTCGGGCGTCCCGTTCGTCGCAGCCTCCGAGATTGCGAGCGCCCCGAGGTTAGTCTCGACGAGCAGGTCGCCGTTCTCGACGTTCGCGTTCGCTGCGGTCGTCAGATGCCAACCGGAGGCGAGGCGCGCGTCGACGCGCCCGCCGATCGGGACGTACTGAACCGTGACGCGCTCGCCGTTCGGATACGCGTCGCCCTTGTCGAGCGACGGGTCCGACCGGGAGACGTCGGCGAACATCCCTTCGCCGGTCGTCGCCTCGCCGGACGTCTTCGTGACCGCGCCGTTCGCGTCTTCGGTCAGCGCGTGACCGGGGTAGACGTCGGCTTCGCCGGCGTCGTACTCGTCTTCGACGAACGGTGCGTAACTGCCGTTGAGAACGATCGTGTTGTTCGCCATCCTTAGTCACCTCCTGCCGCGTCCGCGTCCATCGAGGCGAAGGCCCCGCCGACCGACGCGCTTTCGAGGTCGACGTCGTCGTCCGCCCCGCCGGTGCCGGCGGCGCGCCCGCCGTAGTTCGGCGTCGTGTTCGTCTGGACGCCCTGTTTCTCCGCGAACGTTTCGAGCGCCTCGACGTCGTCCGCGATGCCGAGCGTTTCGAGGTCGTCTTCCTCGAACCGCGACTGCGACGTGATCTCGTCGATCAGCCGCTGGGCTTCCTCCTGTTCCTGTTCCTCGAACCGTTCCTCCATGTCGTCGAGACGCGAGAGAACGGTGTCGAGCTTGTCGTCGTCGACGTTGCCGGAACCGTCGCCGTCGCCGGAACCGGACTGACCGTCGAGGTCGAGCGATGCTTCCATCTGTTCGACGACCAGCTTCGGCGTCTCGCGAAGCGTCTCGACGTCGAGGTCATCGTCGTCGGACGCGTTCACGATCGCTTCGAGTCGGTCGTCATCGAAGTCGTGTGGGTTGTCTCCCATGTTCGTTGTAGAACCGCGATCTTGGTTCGACCCGTCGCTCGGGTCGCTCTGTCCTGTCGTCTCGGTATCGGAAGGGTCGTCGCAGTCGTCGCAGTCGCCGCCGCACCCGCAGTCGACGCGATCGTCGACGTCGAATCCGAGGCGAGACATGAACGACTGCCGAACGGTCGCGAGCTTCTGGTCGACGAGACCGAGCAGCGACGCGACGTTCTCGTCGAGGTCGCGACCGAACTCGTCTTCGAGCAGGTCGCGGGCGATACCTCGCGCCGACGTGAGTTGGTCGTCGGAGATATCTGCCTGCGCCCCGCGCCCGGACAGCACCGCGTCGAGCGCGTTTTCGTTCAGGAGTCGACCGCGAGGGTCGACCACCGGGAAGAAGACGAGTTCGTCGAACGTCTCCGCCTCGGGGTCGCCGAGTAGCGTCGTCGACGCGATCGCCTCGCGCTGCTCGGTCGTGAGGTCGCCGACCGTCTCGACGTCGTCGTAGCCCCACGCCTCGACGAACTCCGACAGCGTCGGCTTCGACCACTCGCTCGCGTCGGTGCCGTCGAACTCCGGCGTCCGCGCCTGATCGAGTAGGTTCGCCGCGTCGATCGACGCGGGGTCGTACTCGTCGCGGTGGAGTGCGAGGTCGGTCGCCTCGGTCTGCGCGGTCTCGACGACCGGCGCGTTCGAGTTGACGTTCGCTCGCGGGTCTTTCGACGCGTCGTGAATCTCGCCAGCGCTGCCGCCGAGTCCGCCCGCGTGTTCATCGCAGACGAGTTCGTACGGCGGGTCTTCGCTCTGCTTCGTCGCGTCGCGATCGCAGACCCAGCACGTCGACGGCCCGTCGCTGTTCGAGGCGAACGTCCGTTCGCGCGACCCGGCTTGCGCCGTCGGCGGCGCGTTCTTCCATTCGACGCCGGGGTAGTCGAGCGCGTTCGGCGACGCGTTCGCGGCGAGGTTCGAGGTCGCGTCCGGGCGCGGCGCTCCGCAGCCCGACTCGGTTCGATCGCCGTCCCAGTTACACGCGCCTTCCGCGTTCGGAAGCGTCGCGAGATGGTCGGGTAGGACGTCGACCTGTACCGCCTCGAACTCGTGGCCGTCGAACTCGCCCGCCTGCTCGATACTCCCGTGCCAGTAGCCGGTCGAGACTTCGAGCGGGTCGCCGTCGCGGAGCATCGCGACGGTCTGTTCGGCGAGGTCGCCGAGTTCGTCGTCGTTCTCGACCAGCCACTTGATCGCGAGTAGCTGTATCCAGAGCTCACCGGTCAGCTTCCGCCCGTCGTCGTCGGTCGAGACGTTGAGGAAACTCCCGATCTTGAAGCGTTCGAGCGTCTCCGTGTCCGCCGCCGCCGGGAGGAAGTTCCCGTTTTCGTCGTGCGGGTGCGTGACGGTTAGCGGCTGGGCGTTCCAGCCGGGCGCGGACTTCTCGATTTCCTCGTACGGGAGGAAGCCGCCGTTCAGTACGCCTTCCGAGACCGCGACGACTGGCGCGACGAGATACTTCTGACCGCGAAGCTCCCGAACTTCGACGAGGTCGGGGTCCGGGTCGGCTTGTACGGTCAGGGTCTGGTAGTTCATAGCATACTTCGTCAGGGTCAGTCGTCGGTCGGTCGAGCGATACGGTTCCGCCGATCGTCACCTCCGACGCCGGGCGGTCGACGTCGTCGTCGGTGCCGGTACCTGCCGAGTTCGAGTACCGGAGAAGCCTACGCCGGGAGTTGAACCCGGTTCGCTCGTACGAACGGAGTGGTTCGCTCGTACGAACGCGTCGCCTGCAACTCTCGTAGGCACGAGGTCGCTCGGAAGCGTCGGCGGGGTCTGGAACCCCCGCCCGACGCGGACGTCATCGACGCCGCCAGTTGCCCCGGCGACGCCGACCCCATACCGCGACGAGCGATCGTCTTCGCCGACGCGTCGAGGTCGGGACTCGACCTGTTTGCGAGCGATACGAGGTCGGGGGAGAGATGCCGGATATTTATATCGCGCCTCCGCGCCGGGCGCGGTCGCCGCCTAGATCGAGACGATCTGCGTCAGCGTCTCGATCGCGAGCGACGCCCCGCCGAGAACAGCGCCGGCGACGACGCCTCCGAGGGCGTAATGCCACTCCTGCTTGACGTCGACGAGAATCTGACGTCGCTTTCCGCCGTTCACGCCGTACGCCTTCCCGTATACCGCCGCCGCGTAGACGAGCGACAGGAGTTCCGTCCGCCCCGTCGCGGCGAAGAACCAGCCGGCGGCGAGACCGAGTCCGAGCGCGTGCGACTCTGCGTGGTACGACAGGAAGCCGTCGCGCTCGTGCGACGACTCGGACTTCGCGCCGCTGCTCGCGACGAACGTCTTGATAGTCGATACGACTCGCCCCGTGAGACCGAGCGGTCCGCCGGTCTCTGAGTTCGTGGACATAGGTTCTGAGTTACACCACTGGTAGCCACGCGCAGCGACAGTTCGCTATTCGAGAAGAACAGGGTCGAGAAGATCGCGGACGACCCATTCTGCTCGATAGTGACAGCTCTGACAGAGGGTAAGAAGGTTCCAACCTTCGTTCGTTCCGCCAGATAGTATCGGAACGATGTGATGTAGTTCGAGTTCGTCACTCTCGCCGCAGTTCGCGCACCGGTCGTCGAGGTGGCGGTCTCGGACGGTATTCCACGACGGTCCCGGTAGTTGCCTCTTCACGGCGTCGTAGACGGACTTTCCGCCGCGCCAGTTCGGGTGGTCCTGACCAGTGACGCCGAGCATCCCGTTTTGGTCTCGCGCTTCGGTACCAAGCGAGGCGGCTTCGCGTGCTATTTTTTCGTGTTCGGCAGGGTTCTCTCGTATCCATTCTTCGAGATAGCCGCCGTCTCCGTATTTTTCTTTGACCTTCTCGCGTGCGGCGCGGGTCTGTTCTCTGCGGTCTTTTTCGGAACGATGTTTGTTTTTGAAACTCTCGGCTTCGCTCTGTCCGCGACGCGAGATATCGGCTTCGAGGAGAGCGTTTTTTACAGCCCTCCGTGATACGCCGAGTGCTTCTGAAATAGCCTTCTCGCTAGATGAGTCGTACAATTCAGCGAGGCGATTCTCACCGACTAAAGAAACCAGCGGATGGCCTTCGTGTTTCGCCTTGAAGTGGTTCGTGTATCCTTTGTACGACTCGAACTCCCGGTCGCACTTCGGACACGTTCGTTGACTCATACATCCCAAACGCACCGACAGTTCTTAAGCCTATATAACCGGCAACCATGCGCATCTGCAGTTCGGATGTACAGGCAGAATACCACGTGCCTCGCTGATCGAGTAGACCTTCCCTTCGAGGCCCTCGCAGATGGGGCAGACGCGGCGGTCGTCCGCCGTGATGATCTCCGCCTTCCCCGTGACCTGCGCGCCCTCTCCGAGTTGGCCTTCGTAGCGATCGAGCGCGGCTTCCGAGTGCGCGTGAATCGTTTCGGTTCTCGCGAGCGTCCGCGACCGCGTCAGTCCGATCGAATCGACGCGGTCGTTCAACTCGCGGGCCGTCTTCCTCGGGTTCCATCCCTGCGCGAGTCCGTTCGTGAGCTCCCGCGAGACTTCCTGCCCGACTTTCGTCGAGATACCTTCGAGTTCGCGGAAGTTCCGCTGATACAGCCGCGAAAGCGTCTCGGCGTGAATCGGTCGCGAGAACAATTCGCTCGGGTCGACGCCGCCGACGTCGAGGCCGGCTTCCCGAAGCCGCGCGTTCGAGAACTTCAGGCCGCGACCGTACGCCCGGCGGACGAAGACGTCCTGCCAGTTCGTCCGGTCGATCGGCCCCGAGCTTCGAGGGCGGCGCGTCCCGAGAACTTCGTCGTCGACGACGCCGCGAAGCCACTCGACGAACGCGTCGATCTTCTCCCCGTCCTGCGGGAAGTCGAAGTCGCTCGCCGCGTCCGCCTGTACGACCCCGCGCCGCCGCTCGACGACGTACTCCGCCCACCAGTCCGGGTCGCCCGCGTTCACTTCGAGCGCGGACGCGTCGACGGCTTCGTTCGAGCGAACGTCTTCGTTCGTGCGAAGTCCGAGCGCGTCGTTCGCGACGACCGTCTCCCGGACTAGCCCCTTGACCCGCCGCCAGCGCTTGTAGAACTCCGCCGAGTAGTCGTCCTGAATCGTCTTCGTCCGCGTCGGTCCCGACGGCGCTCGGTCAGCGTTCAGGCGCGGTTCCGCTCGCGCCAGCGCGACGACCGCGTCTTCCTCGACGTCGTCGGGCGCGTGCCCACAGTCGTCGAGTCGCGCGGCGACCGCCTCGATCGACTCCCGCGAGGGCGCGGTCGCCACGGTCAGTCACCCCGACGCGGGTTGTCGGCGATCGCTTCGGCGTCCATCCACGGGAGGTACTCCGCGAACCGACGCTCGAAGTACGGCCAGTACCACGCGAACGCGATCGCGCTCGGGAAGACGAGCGTCCACGCGACGAGCTTCGCCGGCGCGGTCGGCGCGGTGATCGCGACGACACTCTCGACGATCTTCCCCGCCGAGAGGCCGATGAAGACCGAGATGATACCGTCCCGCGAGAACTGTCGGTCGACGTAGTCGTCGAGGTTCTCGTCGGCGTCCTTCTCGTGTCCTTCGTCGTCGCTGGTGTCGTCCGCCATCGCGATCACCCGTCGGTCTCCCCGCCGTCAGCAGCGAGCGAGTCGATATCGGTCTCGAAGTGGTCCTCGAACCAGTCGTCGACCTCCGGGTCGTCTTCGTCGAGGCCGACGTCGTCGACGTCGACGCCCGTATCGTCGTCCTCGACGTCGTCGTCCTCAGGGGCCGGTGTCGGGTCGACCGCCTCGCCGCGCTCCGGCGGCAGATCGAGTACCTCGACGCGGCGTTCTTCGGTCGTCGCGACCTCGCTCGGGTCGCCCATCGCGGCGACGTCCTTGTAGGCGCGCGCCTTCCGCTGCTGGAGTTCCGCTTCCTCTAGCTCGGTGAGCTCGAAGCCGTCCGGCCAGAAGACCTCGTACGAGTCGTCGCGCGGCGACGATATCGCGCCGGCGTTCAGGAGTAGCTCGACGAAGTCCCGGAATATCTGCGGTTCCGCGAACTTCCGCTGTCGCTCGCTGATCGTCTGAACGAACGCGGCTTCGTCCTGCGTCGACGCGAGGTCGCCGCGCTCCGTCCCGAGCAGCTTCCGCTTCGGGACGCGGATGTTCCCCGCGATCAGTTCGATGAGGCCGTCCTTCAGGCCGGTCGGGTCGGGAGTCTCGCCGCCGACCGACTCGACGTCGACCTGCGACGTCCACGCGACGTTTCGGAGGTTGTGGACGAGTTCCTCGATCTGCTTGACGACCTTGTCTTCGTCGGGCATCTGCCCGCCCTCGGTCTGGTTCGCGATGAGCTTCCGGTCGGCGGACCGCCAGTACATCTCCGCCGACCCGCCCATCACCTTGTAGAGCAGGTCGATCAGGTGGTTGAAGATCGGGCGATACGCGGAGTACCCGACGACTTCGTCTTCGAGCGCGCCTTCCGCGATATGGAGAACGCGCGAGTGATGAACCGTCTGCGTCCCGATACCTTCGTCGCCGAAGTCGAGGTCGTACGTCTCCGGCTTCCCGAAGCGTTCTTCGTTCGGGTCGGTGACGCGGTCGAAGCTCTGTATCTGCTTCTCGGAGAATGGCTGGTAGTGAAGGATATCGTCGCTCGGGTTCCCCGTCAGCGCCGACGAGTCGACCGGTTCCTCCATCTCGTCGAAGCCGTCGTCGAAGCCGATATACAGGACGCCGAAGCGCCCGATTCGTTGGAGCGTGTCCGCGCGTTCGAGGTAGTGAAGCGCGCCGGTATCGTCGAAGACCGACTCGACGTCGGTCTCGAAGTCCGTGACCGCTTCGTCGTCCTCGCCCTCGTGGTCCTGAACCTCGGGCTGCTCCGACCACGTCGCCCCGGAGACCGCCGTGATAATCGTCTCGGCGATACCGCCCCGCTGCCACATCGCCCAGTAGTCGTCGATATCGAGTTCGGCGGGCTTCGGGTAGCCGAGCGTGTCGAAGTAGTCCCGCTGGTCGAGGTTCCCCCACGAGTCGCCCATCGCGTCGGCGACGGCGACGCGCTGAACCATCTCGCTGACGAACTCCTGCGCCTCCATATCGCCGCTCGCCGCCTGTCCGAGTAGGTTCGACGCGCCCGTTACCTCAGCCCGCGACGGACTCGCTCCCGAGTCGGCGTCGCCGGCGCTCTGTGCCTCGCTCTGTTCGGTGTCGTCTGACATTTCTCGATCGACCTCCTAGAACGCTAAACCTCGACGTCGCGACCCGGCCCCCACGTCGCCGACCGAGGGCCGCTTCCCCGGTGCGCCGCGAGCGCGAGCGCGTCGACGCAGTCGTCGTGCCATCCCTCCGGCGCGCGGTACCGGACGTTCCCCGACCTCGTGACGTCGTAGTCGTACAGTTCGAGTTCGTTCACGAGTTGCGGGATATCCGGTAGCTGTATCTCGCCGTTTTCGAGGCGCGTCGCGAGGTTCTCGATAATGTTCTTCTTCTGCGTCCCGAAGTTCACCGCGTCGATCGGGACGCCGGCGTCTTCGAGGTCGGTCACGATCTTGTTGTCTCGCGTCGCGTCGACGCGGACGACGCCGGGGTACCTCGCGTACGCCTGCTCGATCTTCTCCTGAATCCGAGGCCACGACTCCTGCTGGATACGCTCGAAGTTCACGAGCAGGCCGGACGTGTCGAGCGTGACGATGACCGTCCAGTTCTGGTGTCGCGCGAAGTCGACGCCGGTCGTGTACGGGCCGTTCCCGTTCCGGGAGCGCCAGTCGTAGTCGACGACGTTCCGGTCTTTGAATCCGGGGAAGACCCCGCCGGAGTCGTCGACGAAGATCGCGAGGTACTCCTGCTTGAAGACGCGGTCGGGTATCTCGGTCGCCGCGTCGTCGATCTCCGAGTCCGCGACGTGCGGGTTCTCGTAGCTCGCAACCTGCGACGACCAGACGTCGGGGAAGTCCTCCGACTGCCCTCGCGAGTACCAGTCGTGGAACCAGTTCTTCCCTCGCGGCGTCGAGATAAACGTCGCGTCGCCTTCGTTGTCCGAGAGTGTCGGGCGGAGGTGCTGGTACCAGACCATCTCCGGTACCTGCGCCGCTTCGTCGACGACGAGAAAGTCGACGCCCGCGCCGTCGAGGGAGTCCGGGCGGTCAGCCGACCGATACGATATCTTCGACCCGTTCTTGAAGTAAATCTCGCGCGGCTTCGACCGCTTCGGTTCGCCGTCGAGTAGCGCCTTCGGTATCTTCGGAAACAGCTTGTCGAAGCCGTAGTCGTTCGCCTGATCGTACGTCGGGCCGACCCACCAGATCGTCGACCCCGGATTCTCGACCGCGTAGCGGAAGCACTCGACGCCCGCGACCTCCGACTTCCCGGAGCGACGCCCCCAGACGCAGACGCGCCAGCGGTGATCGTCGCGAGCGGCGAGGTACTCGCGCTGCCGGTGGTGCGGCTGCCACGTAAACCGAATCGTCGGACGCCGCGCGTCGACGTCGTCGACGTCGATACCCTCGATCGGCTTCGTCGGCGCGTCGACCGCGTCAGCAGCGATCGCCATCGCGACCACCTTCGCACGAGCGAAGACTTACGGAGCGCCTGTTCGTACGAGCGAAGTATGACCGACGACGACGATATCGTCGAGGCGATTCGTGCCGTCGAGTACCCGGTCGCTCGGGCGAAGGACGTCGCGGAACGTGTCGACGTTGGGAAGCGCGCCGTCCTGAACCGACTCGAAGGACTCGTCGAGGAAGGCCGCGTCGAGCGACTCGACGTCGGCGCTCGAAGCGCGGTCTGGTGGGTCGCCCCCGACGAGACCGAGACGATCGCGTTCGAGAACGGGTCGACGATCGAGGTCGGCGACCCCGCCGAAGGTGAGCTCGAAGGCGGCGACCCGAGCGCGTACGTCGAGACCGCGAGCGCCGACGCCGTCGACGTCGACTTCGAGGCGATCGACCTGCCGGGGAGCGGCGCGAAGCTCGACGAACGCCGCGACGCGCTTCGAGCGTGTATCGCGTATCTCGTCGAGAACGGCGTCGCGACGCGGGCCGACTTCGAGGCCGACGTCTACCCGGAGCATCCGGCGCGCTACGAGACGCCGCGCTCGTGGTGGAAGAACTGTCTGACCGACGGTCTCTCGGCGGTCGCGGAACGCAGCGACGCGGTCGAGAAGCCGGACTACACCGGCGACTGGCGATACCTCGGCTAGTCATCGTCGCCCCCGAGCGTCCCCGTGTAGGCTTCGGCGAGAACGCGGACGACCTCGCCGTACGGAACCTCGCCGGCGTTCCGCCCGCGCGTCGCCCGCTCCGCGTCGACGAACTCGTCGTCGACGTCGTCCTCGACGAGCGCCTTCGCGTCCTCGAACGCGTCGACCTGCTCGTCGTCCGTCAACTGGATTCGAGTCATCGCTAGGCGCAGTCGTTACAGACGCCGCGCGACTGCTCGACGTCGGAGTCGAGCGACGCGCCGCACTCGGTACACTTCTCGGAGCGATTCGGCTGGGTCGTGAAGGAACGGTCTCCTGACATAGTTCTCTCCCTGCTACCGTCGCCGCGATCGCCGGCGTCGCGACCGCGAGTCCCCGACCGACCGCGTCGATCGAGGGCCGCGCTTCGCCCGCGACGTCCGCCGGTCGCGAAGCTCGTCGTTCCCGTCGACGTCGGCGTGGCAGTCGCCGCAGAGCGTGATGAGATTCGAGACGTCGTCGTCGCGACCGCTCCGGTGGTGCGCGTGGAGCATCGCCCGCCCGCCGATCTGCTGTCCGCGAGCGCCGCAGCGACGACAGCGGTAGCCGTCGCGACGGAAGACCGTCTCTCGGCGTTCCTGCCAGTCGTCGGGGTAGTCAGGCATCGTTACTCGCCCTCGGAGTCGTCGTCCTCACCGTCGGGGTCGGGGAACTCGACCTGCATCGCGCCGGTCGCGAAGTCCGCCATCGCGTTCTCGACCGCCGTCGGTTCCCGCTCCATATGCCCGAGCGACTGCCGGAGCGCGACTTCGAGTTCGATCGAGTCCTCGATCTTCCGGCGTATCGCTAGCTCTTTGTCGAGGTCGTCGTCGCGCTTCGCTTCGAGCGCCATCCGCTGAAGCCGCTCGCGGTTCGACTTCAGTTCGCGAAGGCGTACGAGGCCGTCCTTCCGGGACTGGTCGGACTCGTCGATGAGCTCCGGCAGCCAGTCGTCCATCCGGTTGATATCGGACTCGACGCCGGACTCGGAGATATCGTACTTCGACGCGATTCGCTCGACGACCGTCCGGTACGCGAACCCCTTGTTGACCAGTAGGTCGAAGGTCTCCTCGCGGCGGTCTTTCAGGTCTCGTCTCATATCTGTATAGCGAGATACGGTTGAAGCGTCTCGTCTCGACGACGTCGACGACGCCGACGAGAGGGTAGGGGTAGCGTCCTCAGAGGTCGATCGTCGAGTCGACGTCCGGGCCGTCGTACTCGATCTTCACGTTCCGCGTCGATATCTCGGCGGCGAGTTCCCGCGCGAGCGACGGCGGGAGGTCTTCGTGTTCGAGCGCGGCTTCGACGTTCGCGAGCAGGTCGCCGACGGCCTCGCAGGACGCGACGATCGCGTCCGTCCGGTTCCGGTCGAGGCGTCGCGACGCCCGCTCTATCGCGCGGTACCGGTACGCGTAGCCGTCTTCGGGAGCGGTTCGGACTTTCACTTGGTTCGGGATATCGTCGCGGTCGAGCATCCGTACTCGTGGACACGACCCCGAGAAGGCCGTGTTTTTCGGGTCGGCGACCAACTCCCGCTTTATGTCGGCGGCAGTCGAGCGGCGCGAACCTCTCGGAACGCCGACGGTCTCGGCTTCGATCGTGGACCCGAGACGGCAAGATCGGCGAGAAGTCGTGTCCATATTCGGTCGAGTCGTTTCGTCGACGCGTGACCCCGTGCGGTCGCGCCGAAACCGGTCTCCACGGGGTTCGAGGCCGGGCGGTCATCGGCGATCGCGCCCCGTCCGAATCTCGACGTCGTCGAACTCGTCTTCGGCGTCCATTATGAACTCGTAGACCTTCCGAATCCGGCGGTCGCGCGTCCCGCCGTCGCCGGACTCGCCGCCGATACGCCCGCCGCCCGCGCCGTCGCCCTGTTCGAGTTGCGAGTTCGTTCCGATAAGACGAAAGCCCGCCGACTGAGCGAATTGGTTCACTCCGCCCATCGACGTCTTGATTTCGAGGTACTTCGTGTTCTCCCGCTGCGCGTGAGCTCGTATCGACTCCCGGAGCATCGTCGACGCGACGCCCGCGCCCCGGTACCTCGGGTCGAGAACGACGCGCGTGACGGTCGCGAACCACTTGTTGACGACGTCCGGGTCGAAGTGCTTCCCGAACGCCTCTCGTCGCGACGTCGACGCGAGCGAGGGCGGGCCGATCGAGACGTAGCCGACCGGGACGTCGCGACCGTCGGGCTTCGAGTGCCAGAGAACGTACGCGTCGATGACGGGGCCGATCGTCTCGCCTAGGTAATGCCACCGATGGAAGTACGACCAGTCCGACTTGGTGCCGGTGGTGAGTTCGAGTTGATCGGCGAAAGAGACCGGTACGTCGGCGTCGTCTCGCTCCCAGTCGCCGGTCGCGACAAAGGGGTACCACCGCCCTCGACCGGGCGCTCGATCGAGTAGTCCGCGTCGACGTCAACGCCGTGATCGTCGAGGCGCTTCAGCGCGTTCTCGTCGAAGTCGAGCAGGACGTCGGGGCGGAGGTCGTCGATCAGGTCGCGGTGCGTCGTCGCGAAGATGAACGTCGCGTCGAGGCGGTCCTTCAGCGTCTGTCGGCGTATCGAGTACGAGATAGTCTTCGCGGTCTCGCGGTCGAGCGTCGCGGCGAACTCGTCGGCGAAGACGACGTCGTACCGCGCCGCCGTGTACGCGAGCTTCGCGCGGTACTTCTGCCCCTGACTAAGTTCTTCGTACGAGCGAAGGTTCAGGTGGGCGTCTCCGAGGCCGAACATCCCCATGTACTTCTGCGTCGCCTCGACATCGAAGTCCTCCGGGAACGTGTCGACGATCGGGACGCCGCGCTCGACGCGGACGTCGGAGAACGCGACGGCGTCGAGGGCGTCGGCGATCGCCTCGCAGGTCGTCGTCTTCCCCGCGCCGGACGCGCCCGTCGCGAAGACGATATCGCCGCGATCGACCTCGACGTCGAGGCCGTCGACGACGTCGAGCGTCCCGACCTCGAAGTCGATACCGTACGCGTCCTTGACCTTCTGCGTACGGACGGTGTTCTCCTTGGGGTCGAGCGTGTACGACTCGTCGACGACGACTTCGACCGGCCAGTCGACCGCGTCCGCGTTCGCCGTCGTCTCCGGGTCGGGGTTCTCGTGGTCGCCGGGGAGCGCGGAGTCGCCCGTCGCGTCGTCAGCGTCCGTCATCGTCTCCCCCGAGGTCGGTTCGTTTGAAGACGAGTTCGCCGTCTTCGTCGTAGTACCGCGACGGGAGTAGGTCGAGCAGGTCGACCTCAAACTCGACGGGGTCGCCAGCGCTCGCGAGGTCGTCTTCGTCGAACTCTAGGTACGAGACGTACCCAGTCGGGAGTTCGTCGCGATCGACGCTCGCGGGGATACCGAGCGTCCCGTGTTTCAGCTTCGACTCGATCGCGCTCCTGCCGACGGGAGTCTCTCGTCGAGCGTCTTCACGGATACCCTCCGCCATCATCCGCAGCGCGTCGTGAAGGTCGCCGGTGTCGACGTCGACGTCGACGGTATCGAAGTCACTCATCGTACCCCACGCCGTCGAACTCGTCGAGCAGGTCGTCGTTCAGGACAGCGCCGTCGGCGCGGCGTTCGACCTCCGCGAGATACCGTCCGAACGCGCCTTTCTTCTCGGTACGGACGACGATCGGGTACTCGGGGCCGGCGCTCGCGGCGGTCGTCAGCCAGCTTCGGACGTAGTCCGCTTCGCGCTTCCCCTTCTGGTACTCGGTCGACTCCGAGTCGACGCCGTACGTCTCGTGGGTGTCGACGCCGAGTAGTCGGAGGCGGATACGCCGGGTCATATGGAACCCGAGGTCGACGACGACGTCCAGCGTGTCGCCGTCGGCGACGTCGACGATCTTCGCTTTGTACTCGTACATCGTTACACCTCGGTCGTCGGGGTCTCGTGGGTCGTGTCGGTCATCGTGGAACTCTCGAAAAATGGAGGGTCGGCGGGTCGTTGCGGTCGCGAGTCGCCTCGATCTAGTCGTCCGCCGGCGCTGCGCCGTCGCCGGTCACTTTCAGCGTGAACTCGACGGTCGTCAGCCGGCTATCGGACGTCGGGAGCGAGAACGCGACGTCGGCGTACCGTTCGATCGCGTACCCTTCGTTCTCGACGGCGTCTCGAATCCGCCGGTCGACGTGGTCGATCGGGCGGTACGAGTCGGCGCGGAAGTTCAGGATGCCGTCGCGGACGACGGAGATATCGACGTTGCGGAGTGCGACGCCGAGTTCGACTTCGATATCGGGCCGGACCAGCACGGGCCGGTCGCGAAGCTCGACGCGGAAGTCGGCGGCGTCGGGGTACTCGGAGGGCGATTCGTCGTCGGTCGACTCTGTGGAGTTGTCGGTAGTCATTGGTCTACGACGTGCCACTCGTAGCCGTTTGCCTCAGCCCACTGACCGATTTCCGAAGCTTCGTCTTCGGTCTCGGCGACGATCACGACGCGCTGTTCGTTCTCGACCTCGGGTTCGTCGTCGACGTCGAGCGGCGGCGGTTCCTGTAGTTCGAGCAGGTCGTCGATCTCGTCTTCGTCGAGCGCGGTCAGCGCGAGGTCGTAGTCGTCTTCGAGCAGCCGGTCGAGTTCGACCGACAGCATCTCGTCGTCCCACTCGGACTCGGCGCTCCGGTTGTCGCCGATTCGTTCCGCGCGCTTCTCCGCCTTCGTCTCGTACTCCTGCCAGATGACGGGGACGCGGTCGAGGTCGAGGCGGTCGCGGGCGACGTAGTACCGCCCGTGGCCTTTGACGATCTCACCGCGATCGAGGTTCCCGTCGGCGACGATCGGGACGTCCCAGCCGAACTCGCGTATCTGCGCCTCGATCTTGTCGAGTTGCCGCGCCGGGTGTTCCTTCGCGTTGTTCGAGTACGGGTGGAGGTCGTCGAGCGCCACGAGTTCGACGTCGCGACGAAGGTCGACGTCGACGGCGTCAGTCACGCGGACCACCTCGACGAGCGCCGGTCGCGGCGCGGCGGTCGGTCGCGTCGGGGGTTTCGCGCGCGTGAACGCTCAAATCCGAGGGTCGAATCGCAGGACGGCGCGGAGTCGGTACTGAAAGGTGCGGGTGTCGGTTCGCGGTTGTTCGTGAGCTCATAGTTGGTATCTCTCCCCACCGACGGCGTTCGAGTAAGAATCGGGGTGTCGCTTCCGGGCTTCCGGGAAGCTCGACGTCGACGTCGACGGCTACTCGTCGGTCGCGGGCGGGAGCGCCGTCCGCTCGACGAGCGGGTCGTCGTCAGTCCACGCGGGGTTCGTCGGCCCGTTCGAGAGTAGGTCGTCGAACCCGAGGTCGGTATCGGCGATCGCGTACTCGACAGCGGTTCGATACGTGTCGTCGTCGTTCGACCCGAAGTCCGGGAACCGCTTCCGGTGGGCGACGACGAACGCGAGAAGCAGCGGGTTGTGTTCGACGTGGAGTTCGCGAAGCGTCTTCGAGAGGTTCCACGCGTACTCGATAGCGCGCTCTTTCGGGAGCGGTCGCATCGTCGACCCGCGTATCGACCCGCAGTTCGCGCAGGCGTTCGGCGGGTTGCCGGACTCGCCGTCGATCGCGGCGGACTCGACGCGGTTCTGTTTCGAGATGTAGTACCGGACGAGTCCTTTCCACGAGACGGTGTGTTCGCCGCGCTTGTCGAGCGCGAAGTCGTGGGGGAACCAGACGTCGCGTATCTTCGTGAAGCAGTTGGAACAGACCTCCGGGTTCCGCTGGAGAACGTCGACGAAGATACGAGCGGCTTCGGTGTCGTCGATCGCGTCTTCGTACTCGTCGAAGCTGGTGTATTCGGCCCCAGCGTGGGAGTTACCCGACTCTCTCAT